TCAAGAAGTAATTAAGGATGTTTTAAATGAAGGTTGGCACTTTAACACCGAAGAAGGTTTACCACGTCAGCCAGATGGTAATAAAAACATAACTATTCCAACTAACTATCTTCGCTATGACTTGAATGACAACATGGCTGATAGACAAATGGATTTAGTAAAAAGAGGTAACAAACTATATGACAAGGTAAATCATACAGATGAGTTTGATAGTGAATTGAAATTAGATGTCGTTTATATGGTGACATTTGCAGATATTCCTTCTGCCTTTCAGAGATACATCGTTGCTAAAGCTTCTACAAGAGCAGCAACTCAGTTAGTTACAAATCCACAATTAGTAAAACTATTACAGCAACAAGAAGTTCTAGCTAGAGCAACCATGATGGAATACGAGACACAACAAGGTGATCATTCATTCTTTGGCTGGCCGGACAATAGTGTTTACAGAGCTTATCAACCA